CACATTCGGAGCAGGACGCTTTGAGTGAGAGTGCGTTTGATAATGCGTATGAATGGTACACTTCTGGACCTCGACAGCGTCTTCAACCTGGTGGCGCGATCATAATTGTTATGACTCGATGGGGTAAGAAGGACTTAACAGGTCGTTTAATCGCTGCGCAGGGTAGTGACATCATGTCAGACCAGTGGGAAGTTGTGGAGTTCCCTGCAATTTTGCCTTCTGACAAGCCATTGTGGCCTGAGTTTTGGGAAAAAGACGCATTACTGGGTATTAAGGCTTCATTGCCTGTACAAAAGTGGAATGCGCAGTGGCAACAGACCCCCACATCGTCGGATTCTGCTATAATCAAGCGGGAATGGTGGCAAGATTGGGAAAAAGAGGAGATTCCCCCGGTAAAATACATCCTTCAGTCGTATGACACGGCGTTTTCCAAGAAAGAGAGTGCCGATTACAGTGCGATTACGACTTGGGGCATATTTGAGCCAGAGGAGGGTGGCCCTGACAACATAGTTTTGATGGATGCGCAACGTGGGAGGTGGAACTTCCCTGAATTGAAGGAGAAAGCCTTTGAAGAACACGAATACTGGGAGCCAGACATGGTATTGGTCGAAGCGAAAGCGACGGGCACACCGCTCATTGACGAGTTGCGGCTTCGCGGTATTCCTGCATTGGGCTTCTCGCCGGGCAAAGGAAGTGATAAGGTGACGAGAATGCACATGGTTGCGCCATTGTTTGAAGCTGGTGTAGTGTGGGCACCAACGGAGAAAAAGTTTGCAGATGAAGTCATAGAGGAAGTAGTTTCATTTCCTAATGGCGATCATGATGACTTTTGTGATAGTATGACGTTAGCACTAATGCGTTTTCGCCGTGGTGGGTTTATTTCCCTAAACGGTGAGGGCGAAGAAGAGAATCAATATCGCCGCAAGCGGGAGTATTACTGATGGCTTTGCCACCTATTGTAGATTCTGGGATTTTACCCCAAGACATGATGCCAACGGAGGCATCTGTAGATGTATCTGTACCGCAACCTGAGAACTTTGCAGGCGGTGCGGAGGTTATGGACGACGGACAAGGAGGTGCTATTGTACAAGCCTTGGTTGAGGCTATGGCGGGGGCGGAACAAGAGCAGCAGGTTCCTCACAACGCTAACTTGGCGGATCTTTTGGATGACGCTTACCTTGGAGAAATATCGTCTGATCTTCGCGCATCTTTTGAAGACGACATGGAGTCTCGTTCTGAGTGGGAAGAAACATATACTCAAGGGTTAGATCAACTGGGCGTTAAGTATGATGAACGTACTCAGCCGTTTCAGGGTGCTTCAGGTGTAACTCATCCGTTGATTGCTGAGAGTGTAACTCAGTTCCAAGCGCAGGCATACAAGGAATTGTTGCCTTCAGGAGGTCCAGTAAAGACTCAGGTCTTGGGTTTACAGGACGTAGCAAGGGAAGAACAGGCCACTAGAGTCAAACAGTTTATGAACTACCAGATTATGGAAGTCATGGAAGAGTTTGATCCAGACATGGATCAGTTGTTGTTTTATTTACCCTTGTCGGGTTCTACCTTTAAAAAGGTTTACTACGATGAGGCTAAACAGAGGGCGGTATCGAAGTTTATTCCTGCGCAAGATTTGGTTGTACCTTATGCTGCATCAGATTTGGCAACAGCTTCTCGTGTTACGCATGTTTTGCGCATGGATGCGAATGAGATTCGCAAGATGCAGATTGCGGGTTTCTATAAAGAGGTAGAGTTAAGCACGTATAATAAAGAAGACGAAGTTCGCGAGAAGATTGATAATATACAGGGCACGTCTCGTACTTATTCTGACGAGATTTACACTATTCTTGAGATGCATGTAGACTTAGACCTTGAGGGTTTTGAGGATATGTCTCCTGATGGAGAGCCTACAGGAATTGCCATACCGTACATTGTGACCTTGGATGAAGGGTCGGGACACATCTTGTCTATCCGCCGTAACTTTGAAGAAGGTGCAGGGTTAGCTAAAAAGCAGCAATACTTTGTGCATTACAAGTTTATGCCGGGGCTAGGGTTTTATGGCTTTGGTTTGATCCACATGATTGGCGGTCTTGGTCGAGCGGCAACGAGTATTTTACGGCAATTGATCGACGCCGGGACTCTAGCAAACCTCCCTGCTGGGTTCAAGGCACGAGGTGTAAGGGTTCGTAATGATGACGAACCCTTACAGCCTGGCGAATGGAGAGACATTGATGCCCCTGGCGGCAACATACGGGATGCGATTATACCACTTCCGTACAAGGAACCGTCAGCTACGCTTGCCCAACTTCTAGGGGCACTTATAGAGGGTGGAAGACGTTTTGTTTCACTAGCGGACCAACAGACAGGTGATACCAATTCAGCGGCTCCTGTGGGCACCACGGTGGCTATGTTGGAACGTGGTATGAAAGTTATGTCTGCCATACACAAACGGCTTCATTATTCGCAACGGCAAGAGTTCAGAGTTTTAGCTAGAATATTTAGGGACAATTTACCTCCTGAGTATCCATATGATGTCGAGGGCGGCAACCGTATGATTAAGGCGGAAGATTTTGATAACCGCGTAGACGTAGTACCTGTAAGTGATCCGAACATCTTCTCGATGGCACAACGGGTTACGTTGGCGCAGACACAGTTGCAGTTGGCGCAGTCTAATCCAGAGGTGCATAATTTACACGCGGCCTATCGCAGGATGTATCAGGCTCTTGAGGTGCAAAATATTGACGAGATATTACCTCCACCGCCAGAACCACAACCATTAGATCCAGCCATTGAGAATGCCAGAGCGTTAATGGGAGAAATCCTTACTACGTTTCCAGAGCAAAATCACGAGATTCACATTCGCATACACATGGCGTTTATGAAGACTCCTTTGGTAATGACATCTCCACAGGTTATGGGTACGTTTTATTCTCATATAATGGAGCATGTATCTCAGAAGGCACGTAAGATGGTTCAGGCGGAGATTGAAGGGTTGATGAGTCAGGTACAACTGGCGGCACAAGGTGGCGCGATTAACCCAGAGGCGGCACAACAACAGATTATGGAGCTTCAGCAACGTGTGTCTGATCCAGCGCAAATGGAAGCTTTGATTTCCATGCAGATGGAAAAGTTGATGGCAGAAGTTCTTCCAGGGCTACTACCTGCTGGTAACGATCCTATGGAAGACCCATTGGTACAAATTCGTATGCAGGAGTTGGCGTTGAAAGAAAAAGACTTACAACGCAAGACAGAAGATGATCAGGGTGATATGTTGATGGAGCTTCAAAAATTACAACAACGTGCGGCTACAGATGCGGCTAGAATAGAAAGCCAAGAAGACATCGCGGAAAACCGCAATCGAGTCAATCGTGAGCGTATAGATGTACAACGCGAAGCGATGCTCCGAAGAAACTAACCTCCGATGATAGAGGTTGTCACTGCGATAACTATGGCCTCAAATGCGTTTTCTGCGCTCAAGAAGGGTATGCAGGTAGGCAAGGACTTGCAAGACATGGGTAAGCAGCTTTCCCAGTGGGCGGGCGCGATGTCCGATTTAGACTTTCTAGAGAACAAGAACAAGAACCCCAGTGTATTTCAGATATTAGGGGGTGGGGTCGAGAGTCAGGCCATGGAAATCTTTGCTGCGAGGAAACGCGCTTCCGCTATGAGAGCAGAATTAAAAGACTATATATCGGTGGTTTATGGACCATCACACTGGGATGAATTATTGTCTATCGAGGCAGAGATCAGGGTTCAGAAGCGGGAGAACGAGTACAAGAGACTTGAGATGGTGCAGTCCATTAAAGAGTGGGCGGCTGGAATAACCTTGTTTTTTGTGCTATTAGGTGCTTTATTTGGACTTGTTTGGCTTATGACGATGTAAGGGTGGGACATGGCGGCAACTTCTTTAGATGATTGGAAAGTTCTACCGCGACTGATGATGTTGGCGGTGACGATACTTACATATCAAGCGGTGCATTGGTTTATGGCACTTCCTGACCCGTCCGTTGCGCAGAGTGGTCTTGTAAGCGTTTGTATGGG